GCCGCATACGAGTATCAATAGCCTCGTAGTATTCGTCACTCTGCAAATCAACTCCTTGCTTGGCAAGTTTGTTGTGCAGGCCCAGTGCCAGACTTGTCATCTCGTCGTCTGTACCAAACCAAGTGTTCTTCTTTGCCCAATCCTGCGCCCGTGGATCTACAGTAGGGGTAGCAGGTTTAGGCCCTTCTTTACTTTTTACCTCATCAGCTTCTTCCTGTAAAGAAGGAACTTTGAAATTATTTAACCTATCGGTCTTTATCTTAGCGTTTGTTATGCTCTCCTGTGCAGCTATAACAGCGTCTGTGTCCCCTGCATCATAGGCAGTTTTGTATGCGTTTTTAGCCTGTGCAAGTTCTATTTCTGCTGTCTTTTTAGCTTGCTCTATGAGAGCTGTTTGATTCTTGTTAACACTGCCTTTTAGTTTAGTATTCTCATCTTGTATAGATTTTACAAACCTTTCTAGCTCGTCACGTTCTCTTAAGGCTGCTTCTTTTGCTCGCCTCTCATCGTGATAGCCTTTACTAAAATGCTGTATACGCTTTCTAACTTTCTCAGAGTAATCCTCAAGCTCTTCGTCAGTGACCTCTTCGGGTGGCTCAGAAGGCTTACGATTCCTGTCAGCTTTCGGTGTATCATCAACAACTTCGACTTCAAGCTCATCTTTAGGCGTAGCTTTCTGGATTCCTTTATCATCTGCTCCGTTAGCTTTTGGTTCATTCTTCTCCTCGTTTTTACCAGATAGATCGACCTCTATAGCGCTAGAGTTTTCTATCTCTATGTCTTGTTTCGCTGTATCATCAGGATCAGGAAACTTATATTCTACTTTTTCAAATGCCATTTTTTACCTCTTATGCTCTCGTGATACCACGAGGATCTGCTACTACAGCCTCTATAGAATCATCGTTCAATAAACGATACTCTTTTCCAGCCACCTTAAATCGTGTTCCGCTATTCGCTCGGAACATTACAAAATCACCTTCTTTGCACCATGCGCCATCAGGGAATCGCTCCTTGTCTTTATAGGCTCCATCGCCCATATCCACAACGAGTCCCATGATAGACATAATATAGTCGTGATGTATCTCTTTATCTGTTTTCAAGACGCTAGTATTCCCATACGTCTTTTCTATCTCAGGTAAAGCTATAAGCACTCTATACCCCACGGGTCGTGGTAATTGTTGTTCTAGCTCGTCGTCCGTCAGTTGTACTACTTCAGTCATCGTCACCTTCCAGTTGTTGTTTCGCAAGGTCTTGTATATGTTGTACGCTGGACTTTAGACCTCGGATCAATCCAACGATCTCCCTATAATTCGCATAGTCTTTTGCTGACCCTGCTTCAAGGAAATTCTGTGCAGAGGCTATTTCTGCCTCGATTTTGTTCGCTAGAACATCAAATATTGTTTTAGCCACTATGTGCCTTTCTGTAGTTTAGCTGCTTCTAACATAGCGTCGGCTTTGTCTTTCTTAGCCTTTCGCTCTTGTTCAGCCTGTTGTAGAGCTACATCAGCCTTGTCTTTCTCAGCTTTACGTTGCACTTCCTGTGCTTTTATTTGTAGTTCTGCCTGTTGCATCTGTACGACTGGATCTTGTGCTTTTGCCATAGCCTGTTTCTGTGCAGCCTGTTGCATGTGAGACTGCGCTAGTTCTTTACCTGCTTTTGCTACTAATCGTGACAAGTTAACCTCCACTTCTTCTGGTAATTCCTCGTTTGGTGTGGGTAGTTCAACACCAAGACGCTCTTCTATGTCTTTTCTATACTTGAACCCAAGATGTTCAGCTATATGTGCCTGTAGAGAAGCCATAATCTGTTTTGCCTGTGGGTTCTGTCCTATCATCTGAGCGATCATAGGATCTTGCATAAACGCCATGTGTGTCTCTATATGTGCATCTTGGTCTTGGTATATAAATGCTCGCATGGGTTTGCCTTGTAGAGCTGCCATATTCTCGCTGATAGGATCTGTTGGTTTCATGTCGTCTTTTATAGGAACTATCTTGTCAGCGTTCTTTACCCCAAGGACTTCGATCATCTGTCTATGTAACTGAGGTAAGTCATATATCTGTGGCGCAGCTTGTGCCATCTGAAACACAGCTTGATGCTGCACCACCCTCTGTGCCATCGTGGAGCTGTTCGGGTCTGATACAGGGATGACATCAGTCATGGCGTAGTCTGCCTGTCGTGCTGATACCTCACCTCTTTCAGGTTGGTAATCATACTCTAGAGGGGCATACTCAGCCATTAATCGTTTTAATAACTTAAACTCTTGTTTCATGGCGTAATGCACACGAGCCTGCACAGCTGCCATTGGTTTGAGTGTTCTTTCTAACAGGGCGAGGGTTGTACCCACAGGAGCGTTAGCTGACATGTCCGATATGTTCATATCGCTTATCGCCCCTAATCTACGACCTTCGTTAGTTATATCTTTTAATAACGCTAGTAATACTTGGCTTGGCTCTTTGTATGGCAGTGGCATGATGTTATCACGTATGCTACCTGATGGCACGTCTACGTCCCTAAAAGACCCAGGCTCTATGGGCGTATCGTCCCCCTTGATACGCAACCCTCTGGCTTTCAACCCTCCTGGGAGGTTTGCCAAAGTTCCTGCGTCTACAAGCTGACGTATGATTGATGTACCTGCTCGTGCGTACCCACCAATGATATGTATTAACCCAAGACCATAGAAACCAAAGCCAGAGGTATATACATAATGCACAAAGTGCTGTCTTTTCAACATTAAACTGTCGTCAGGGTTCCAATTTCTTCGTATAGCCAATACTCTGTATGATCCACGCTCTATGGATACTATGTACGGCTTGGCTATACCTTCATCTGAATTGTCCACACCATCTATAATTATATCTGCGTGTACCTCGTATATACTGTAGCGATTGTCGTTTGTAAGAGAGTACCCACCTTCTTCTGCTTTACGCTCTTCTATGTCACTGTGGTATGCTTGTGGCTCACCAAGGTCTACATCCACATAGAACCCACTAGCCTGTAGCTTCTTTAGTTCATTCTTCGTCTTTCGCATGACATGAGTTACACGCTCTGCTGTTTCTATGTGTGATGCTCCATAAGGTACAATCACATCTTCTGCAGGTACAAACACAGCAACCTGCCGTCCTAAGTTAGGGTCATAATACACTTTTTTAAACCCAGATCCTGCCAGACCAAGGTTATAGAGCAGACGTTCATGCTCTGATCGGTATTCTACCATGTTCTCTGTCAGCTCGTAGTTCATGTCTGCTTTCACACGATCAGCTGCTTCTTTCTTATCTTTGGTTTCCTGACCCAACATCTTTGTCTTTACAGGTCCTTGCGCAGGAAATGTCTCACTCATAGTCTCTGCTTGGAAACGAATAGCGGCTTCAGCTAATACAGAAGAATACACCCCACAGGAACCTTCCCACGGTTCTGTACGCTCTTCATACTTAAACCCTAACACGTCAAGACCCTTTACAAAAGTATCCGCCCAGTCTTTACGGCTATCTACATCTGAATCAATTAACCCCATAAGGTCAGTAGATAATAAGGATAACTCGTCATCCTCCATAGATTCAGCAAGGTTTTCATCAAATTCACCTGAACTCTCCTTACCCCCGTCAGGAATTATA